ATTTGCAATCTCACCAAGTATCTTTAACTTAATTAAAGATGCACTAATGGATCCGGATATACAGGAAATGCCAACAGACTATACTGCTGGTTTAGATTTCCGTATTACTAAGACTACAAAAGGACAGTATGCAGATTATAGTACAAGTAAGTGGGCTCGTAAAGAGACTGCACTAAGCGAAGCACAGTTGGAGGCTATTAACACATATGGTCTAAATACATTGACAGACTATCTTCCTAAAAAACCTACAGATGTAGAATTGGCATGCATTAAAGAAATGTTCGAAGCAAGTGTAAATGGCGAGGCTTACGACGTTGAACGTTGGGGCCAGTATTATCGTCCATATGGTGTAGATGCTCCAGCAGGTTCCTCAACCTCAAGTACGTCAACTGTAAAGGCACCTACTATTCCAACACCTGCTCCGGCGGCTCCAGTTATGGAAACTGCTCCGGCTCCAGTAGCAACACCAGCAGAAATGGGTGCAACTCCTACTCCTGCACCACAGACTGAAACTGTAGCGGCTCCGGTTGCGCCAGTGGCAACTGAAGGTAACGAAAGTAAAAGAGCAGAAGACATTCTAGCAATGATCCGTAATAGACAATCTTAATTATAAAAGGCGGCAGAAATGTCGCCTTTAACTTCTATGAATACAATGGAGAATAAAAATGGGTAAGCCGTTTGACGTAAGTAAATTTAGGAAAGATATAACAAAAAGCATAGATGGATTAAGTATAGGATTCCATGATCCTACAGATTGGATTAGTACTGGCAGTTATGCATTAAACTACTTAGTAAGTGGTGATTTTCATCGTGGTGTTCCAATGGGCAAAGTCACTGTATTCGCAGGTGAATCAGGTGCTGGCAAAAGTTATTTTGCATCAGGTAACATTGTAAAAAATGCACAAGAGCAAGGTATCTTTGTTGTCCTAATTGATAGTGAAAATGCACTAGATGAAGCATGGTTACAAGCACTTGGTGTAGATACAGATGAGACTAAGTTACTAAAACTTAGTATGAGTATGATTGATGATGTAGCAAAAACTATAAGCACATTTATGAAAGATTATAAAGCAATGCCAGAGGAAGAACGTCCTAAAGTATTATTTGTAATTGATAGTTTAGGTATGTTACTTACACCAACAGATGTTGACCAATTTGAAGCAGGTAACATGAAAGGTGATATGGGTAGAAAGCCTAAGGCACTTACTTCACTTGTACGAAATACAGTAAACATGATTGGTAGTTATAATGTAGGTATGGTATGTACTAACCATACGTATGCTTCGCAAGATATGTTTGATCCAGATGATAAGATATCAGGTGGACAAGGTTTTATATATGCAAGTAGTATTGTTATTGCTATGAGAAAATTAAAACTTAAAGAAGATGAAGATGGAAACAAGACAACAACTGTGAGCGGTATTAGAGCAGCATGTAAAGTAATGAAAACTCGTTATGCAAAACCGTTTGAAGGTGTGCAAGTCAAAATTCCTTATGAAACAGGTATGAATAAATATAGCGGATTACTTGAACTATTCGAAGCAAAAGGATTACTTACAAAACAAGGAAATCGTTTAAAATATACAACCACTGCAGGTGTAGAAATGCTCGAGTTTCGTAAAGGTTGGACAGGTGACAAACTAGAATCAATTATGCAGGACATATCTGACCAAGATGGACTAAGTATAGATGAAGTAGTTCATGGACAAGAAGATGTCCAAGAAGTTATAAAAGAAAAAAACTCAGAAGCAGAGGAAGAAAATGGAAGCACCAGTTAAACTTGTATACCAAATATTAAAACAATATATTCCTGCAAAAGAAATTCAACATGCTACTGATCAACTTGTAGATGATTTACAAGAAGTATTAGATGAAGAAGATTTAATTAAACTTGGTGGCATTGATGAATACATGAAAAATAGTGTAGACGAAATAGTTGGCGAAGTTGATGAAGATGAATATGACGATTACGAGGAAGAGGATTTGTATTGAGCCAGTGGTACAATAGAGTTGTAAATAACTTAGCAGATATTCCAGGTTGCATAAATTTTTATGAAAGTGAATTGGAAGAAGCAAAACGTGAATGTAGTGTCAAAGGTATTGTGGAGAAAAACATAACTGCATTGCCTGGTATCACTGAACATAGGTTTAACCAATTACAAGAAATAGAAGCTGTACTTAACTTTTTAAATATAAAATTACGTAAAATAAGACGTAAGCACTTTCAAAAATATTTAGAAGGATATGCTCGTGCATTGACTAGTAGAGATGCAGAGAAGTATGTTGATGGCGAAGACGAAGTTATAGACTTTGAAACTATAATTAATGAAGTTGCATTGCTACGTAACAAATGGTTAGGTATAATGAAAGGCTTGGATACTAAACAATGGCAAATGGGTCATGTAGTGCGATTACGTACGGCAGGTATGGAAGATATAAGAATTGATTAAAGAAGTTTACAAATGGGATGACAATGATAGTCATGAGCATAGTCTTTTAGCATTAAATTTACTAGATCAATTTGACGACTTTAAGGTTACTATTAAGCATATGGCTGACTTTGGTTGTGGCAAAGGAAAAGACTTAGAATTTTGGGCAAACATGCAGGTATGGAACGAAGATGGCAAAAAAGATAGGTATCTAAACTTTAATTGTGTAGGCTTTGATTTACATGCGGAAAACAATGTGCCAAGTCGCAAAAATATAAAGTATAAGAATCACGATTTTAATACAGATAATACAGTATGGAGTGTACCTTTTGATGTAGTGTGGTGTCATAATGTTATGCAAAGTATATACAGTCCTGTTGAATTTTTAGGTCGTGTTAATCGTACTATGGCACCAGGAAGTATGTTATATCTTTGTGTTCCTAGTACTGTTACTATATATCAAAATCGTTTCCAAAATTATACTCCTGCACAAAACTATCATACATTTACTGTATCACAGATACTATATCTCCTTGCATTAAATGGATTTGACGTAAATGATTTCTATTTACAAAAAGAAAAATATACAGACTTAATTCAAATTTTAACATACAAAGAAAGAGAACCATTACCATATAATACATCTTGGTATGAAATAGCAGATATGAATATTGTAAACGATAATTTAAAATCTATAATTATGCATAATGGTATTTTATCAGACCAAGGAATAATAACAAAATGGGTAAATGGTGACATTTATGATTATAGGTGGCATACCATATGACAACATGTGTACTAGTAACAGGCGGGTTTGATCCATTGCATAGTGGACATATTGCTTATTTTAAGGCAGCAAAAGAGTTAGCAAAGTATGGAGGTAAACTATACGTTGGGTGTAATAGCGATGACTGGTTAAGACGTAAAAAAGGTAGACCATTTATGCCATTTGCAGAACGTAGACAAATTGTACAAGAGTTAAGTTGTGTAGATAGATGTATTAGTTTTGACGATAACGACGATACTGCTAATGGTGCAATATTTAAAATGGTTACACAATATAACTTTCGTAAAATAATATTTGCTAATGGCGGCGATCGTGTGCAAGGAAACTGTCCAGAACATGATGCATGGAAAAAAGATAAACGTATACAATTTGCTTATGGTGTAGGCGGAGAAAACAAGGCTAATAGTAGTAGTTGGATTTTAAAAGATTGGACTGCTCCTGCAGTTAATAGAACATGGGGCCACTATCGAAACTTATATAATGGTAATGGGTTTCGTGTAAAAGAATTAGTTATTAATCCAAATAGTAAACTATCAATGCAAAAGCATGAAAATAGAAGTGAAACTTGGAATTTAGTATCAGGCTCAGCAAAAATATTGACAAGTCACAGGACTATGCCAATAGACCCTGCAGTGCATAAACTACAAATACAAAACCCTATAGACATACCCGTGGGCACTTGGCACCGTGGTATTAATGATAGTAATGAACCTGCACATATAATTGAAATATGGAAAGGGCCCAGCGAGTTATTATCCGAGGACGATATACGTCGCTGGGATCCTCTCAAGCAAGCCTAGGAGGCTAATAGTAGTCGATAGTTCAGTATTTTATGTACTGTTGCACGTCTACGTGCCTCAACAAACTTTTTCCATTGAAATGGTCTGTATCTCATAATCACTCTCCCTTGTTAAAGGTTAAGTGCGTTCCTTCAGCGATTGCCTACTTCCGCCCTTACGGGTGAACGTATAATTATTTATACGTATGCCACCTGTAATCATACGTAGTACCGTCTAACCAAGTAGTTATTAGTCCTTGATCTGATAATATATTATT